CATCACGAAGTTTGATGGCTTCGGCCAGCCTGCGTGCGTGGATGATCTGCTCTGCATCTGTGAGTTGGCGACCAACGTCTGCGCGCCATGTGACTTCGATCCCTGCGCGCCAGCATCCAAAACGTCCGGCCGGAATACCATCTCCAAAGCAAATATACCAACCAGGCTTATCGCCTTTCCCTGGCGTTCCTTTTGTCCCTGACCGGAAGCGATGCAGCTTTCCATCCAACTGGATCTGATCAGGCGGTGTCATCCCAGCCGCGGCAATCGCATCACGCAATTGAAGTTCCGGTGGATCTGGCTCTACTGGCTTTGATGGCGACCAAGGACCGCCGAGAATATTTGTTAGGTCAGCCATTACTCCCCTTGTCCCTTCAGATATAAAGCAAGCCGATTGAGCGTCTCAAACTTAGGATTTGTCTCACGGCCATCTCTGATGTTGATGATCGTGTTAACATGGAGTCCAGTTTTCTCAGCCACCATTTTTGGCCTGCGATCATATAGACCGTGCCTAATCCATTCCAATTCGACCATAATCTTATTCCTTCACGATGTGATTTTTGCCCTTTACATATGAACTGCTGCCCTGTAAAGACCAATTCACGCACCGACTGGATCGTCCGACAGGTGCTGGAACAAGAGGAGCCTTTATGGCTATTAATTTGAAGAAGACAGGCGGACTAACCGCCAATGGTGTTAAGCTGCTTGTGTATGGGCAGGCTGGCGCTGGTAAGACGAGTCTCATCCGCACGCTGCCGAATCCGGTTGTGCTATCGGCTGAAGGTGGTCTACTTTCCATTCAGGATGCCGACCTGCCGTTTATCGAGATCGCTGACATGGACGACCTACGCGAAGCATATGCGTGGGCCAAGGACAGCGACGAGGCAAAGAACTTCCAGAGCGTGGCGTTGGACAGCATCAGCGAAGTGGCCGAGGTTGTTCTCCAGCACGAACTGAAGAAGAACAAGGATGGTCGCGCTGCTTATGGTGAACTGAACACCACCATGCAGGAACTGATCCGTGCCTTCCGCGATCTACCAGCCAAGCACGTTTATATGAGCGCCAAGCTGGAAAAGTCGCAGGATGAGATGGGTAAGTTGCTCTTCAATCCTTCGATGCCTGGGAAGTCACTGACGCAGGGCTTGCCATATTTCTTTGACGAGGTGCTGGCGCTTCGGGTTGAGCGAGATGCTGAAGGAAACACGCAACGCGCATTGATGTGCGATAGCGATGGCATCTGGCTGGCAAAGGATCGCTCCGGAAAGTTGGAATGCTGGGAATCGCCTGACCTTGGTGAGATTATCCGCAAGATTGGTGGTGGCCAATGAGCCTTTATCAAGATTGGATCGAAGCCAAGGCCGCAGAGGCAATGGCAATCAAGCAGCGTCGAGCGATTGAAGACATCATGGTGAAGTCTTTCGAGATATCAGAGGACTTTGAAGGCACGAAGAACATCGATGTCGAGACCTTCACGGTCAAGATCGAGGGTCGCATCAATCGCAAGGTCAATGCCGATAAGCTGCAAGAACTTGCAGCAGATCATGGCCTGACCGATCACCTTTCCAGCCTCTTCCGCTGGAAGCCTGAAATCGCAATTACCGCTTGGAAAGCAGCGGACAAAGCAATCACCGATCCATTACTGGACGCCATCACTGCAACACCTGGTCGTCCATCATTCACCATAAGCAACAAGGAATAATTATCATGGCATTTCTCGGAGAAACATTTTCGACTGACGAACTTCCCGTTTCAGATCGCTCTTATGATCTGATTCCAGAAGGTTGGTATACTGCATCAATCACCAAGGCTGATCTTGGCCAGACCAAGAGCGGCACAGGCACAAAGATTGATATGCGTTACGACATCACTGGACCGACGCAGCAAGGCCGCGTGGTGTTTGCCAGCGTCAACATTCGTAACCAGAGCCAGAAGGCTGAAGAGATTGGTCGGCAGCAGCTGGGCGAGATCATGCGCGCCATTGGCTTGGCGAAGGTTGAGGATACCGACCAGCTGATTGGTGGACAGTTGCAGATCAAGATCAAGATCCGCAAGGCCAGCGACAACGACAAGGCCAATGGCTATCATGACGATCGCAACGAAGTCGGTGGATGGAAGTCGATGAATGGATCGACGCCGCTTCCGGCAAGCACTGCGGCACCTGCTGCAACGTCTGCACCTGGCGGATCGAATCCACCTTGGGCTAAGTAATAAGAAGGCCCAGCCAGTGAAGGGATGGATCTGGCTGGGCCTAATTTTCACCAGGAAGTGAGACAGACATGAAGCTGCCAGAACCAGTCCATACCATATCAAGCTTGATTGACCAATACCATGAAAGTCAAGCAGAGAAACCGCGTCCACATATGGGGTGCAGCCTGCTGGGCCATCCATGCGATCGTTGGCTTTGGCTCAATTTCCGCTGGGCTGTGCGCGAAGAGTTTGAAGGACGCATCCTGCGTTTGTTTCGCCGCGGACAGATGGAGGAGGCGACCATCGTCTCTGACCTTCGCGCCATTGGGATTGACATCCGCCATGCTGGGGATCGCAATCAGAGGCGCGTCAGCTTCGGAAGTCATGTTTCTGGAAGCCTTGATGGCATTATTGAGAGCGGTGTGCCAGAGGCTCCAAAGAAGCGACACATCGCTGAGTTCAAGACGCACTCGAAAAAGAGCTTTGACGATATGGTCAAGAACGGTGTCGAAAAGTCTAAGCCAATGCACTTTATTCAGATGCAAGTTTATATGCACGGAACAAATGTCGATCGTGCGCTTTATCTAGCGGTCTGCAAAGATGATGATCGCATCTATACCGAGCGCGTGCGTTATGATCGATCGGTGGCTGAGAAGGCGATTGAACGCGGACAGAGGATCGCATTGGCAGATCGGATGCCGGAGCCATTGAGCGCAGATCCCAGCTGGTATCAATGCCGCTTTTGCCCAGCACATAGCTTCTGCCATAAGGCCGAGCCGACCAAGTTCGCCAACTGCCGCACCTGCGCGCACAGCACTGCGCTTCCGGATTCGACCTGGCGCTGCGAACGCCATGAGGCTGACAATATCCCGACCAACTTCCAGCACCAAGGCTGCGATGATCACATCCTACATCCCGATCTTGTGCCTTGGCAGATGATTGCCAGCGAAGATGGTCTGAGCGTCATGTGGAAGATTGGCGATCGAGTGATTGAGAACGGAGCAAATGGTTATAAGAGCCGAGAGATTGTGGCCAATCCAGCCGCCTGCGGTGATCCGATTGTCGAGAAGGCAAAGGCTGAGTTTCCTGATGCGGAGATTATTGGCTGATGCTTCGTGATTATCAGCGCAGAGCAATTGATTCAGTTTATGAATGGTTTGCCAAAAACAAGAATGGCAATCCATGCCTCGTTCTTCCAACAGGCTCTGGAAAAAGCCATGTGGTTGCGTGCCTATGCAAAGAGGCGTTGCAGGCATGGCCAGAAACTCGGATTCTCATGCTAAGTCATGTAAAAGAGATTTTGGAGCAGAATGCTGAGAAGATGCGCCTGCATTGGCGTGGCGCTCCGATGGGCATCTATTCGGCTGGGCTTGGCCGGAAGCAATTGGGAGAGCCAATCACTTTCGCAGGCATCCAGTCGATCAGGAAGCGCGCTGAGCAGGTCGGCCACATCGATCTTTGCATCATCGATGAGTGCCATCTGGTCAGCCACAAGGATGAAGGTGGCTATCGCGAGTTCTTGGGCAAGCTGAAGGAAATCAATCCATCGCTGCGCGTCATTGGCCTGACTGCTACGCCATATCGGCTGGGGCATGGGATGATCACGGACGCGCCAGCCTTGTTCCATGATCTGATCAATCCGGTGACGATCGAGGAGTTGGTGCATAAAGGCTATCTCTCGACGCTGCGCTCCAAGGTCACAAAGGCCGCGCTCGATACGTCTGGCGTGCATAAGCGTGGCGGTGAATTCATCGAAAGCGAGTTGCAGGCCGCGGTCGATACTGACGAGAACAATTTGCGCGTGGTGCGCGAGGTGATCGACCTGGCTGGTGATCGCAAGGCTTGGCTATTCTTTTGCGCTGGCGTCCACCATGCCGAGAACGTGGCGGAGGTCTTGCAGGCGCATGGGGTGGCCGCTGCGTGCGTCACTGGCGCAACGCCAAAGGCAGAGCGCAACAGGCTGCTGTCCGAATTTAAAGCTGGGCGCTTGCGTGCGCTGACCAACGCCAATGTGCTGACCACCGGCTTCGATTATCCTGACATCGATCTGATCGCCATGCTCAGGCCAACCATGAGCGCCAGCCTTTACGTCCAGATGGCTGGGCGCGGTATGCGGGTGAAGAGCCACACCGATCACTGCCTGGTGTTGGACTTTGCGGGCGTGGTGCAGACGCATGGGCCTATCACAGCTGTCGAGCCGCCTAAGCGCAAAGGCGAAGGCAATGGAGAGGCTCCGGTGAAGGTCTGCGAGGCCTGCAATGAACTGGTGTATATCAGCGCCAAGGAATGTCCGACCTGCGGTGAATTATTCCCAGAGCCAGCGCCAAAGAAGCTGGAGTTGCGCCAGGACGACATCATGGGCCTCGAAGCCCAGAAGATGGCCCTGACAGGCTGGAACTGGCGCAAGCACACTAGCAAGGCATCCGGTAAGGATATGCTGGCCGTTTCTTATTATGGCGGACTCTCCGATCCCAGCGTGGTCGAATATTTTCCGATCACCCATGATGGATATGCAGGACAGAAGGCCATAACGCAATTGGTCAAGATAGCGCAAAACGCTGGGGCAACATTTGATGGTGTGCATTTGCTTGAGGATTGGGCCAAGCGCCTGAACGATGCACATCCGCCGATTGTGATTAGCTATAAGCGTGAAGGCAAGTATCATAGGGTTTTAAGAAGGGAATGGAATAATGAAGCGTTTGCCTAAGCCGGATTTCTTGGTGCAGTATGAGGAGTGGATGAAAGCTGGGCCACCGAAGTGCTGCCACACCTGCGATCACTATGCAGGTGATGGCCGATGCTTCATCTTCAATATGTATCCGCCAGTCGAATTCGTTAATAGCCAAGGGCAGTGTGCCGCTTGGTCATGCGAAGTCCCCTTCTAATGGACAGAATCCCAACCGAACACGAAGAGCAACGCCAAGTCGTAATGTGGTTCCGGCGCAAATATGGGACGATCCGCATCTTCGCCATCCCGAATGGCGGATTCCGATCCCGCGCCACAGCTGCGCGACTGAAGGCAGAAGGCGTGAGTCCAGGCGTTCCCGATCTCTTTGTGCCGAAGCACCTATTATGGATCGAGATGAAGCGACTCAAAGGTGGCAAGTTGTCGCTAGAACAGCGCGACTGGCAGCGATATTTGGTCGATGATTGCCAGCACACCTGGATAGTTTGTCATGGCGCAGAGGACGCAAAAGCGCAGATTTCCGCCTTTTTTGAGGCCATTGGAAAATAAACGGCTATTCGGCATTGGTCTTCTCTTGGAAGTACTTGCTGAGCGTGATGACCGTATCAAGGTAAAACCGCGGCTTACTCATATCCCGCACGGCGGTGAGCGTTGGCCTTGATAGGCCTGTATCACGCTGCACCTGAGTGA